CCGATCTCGGCTCGACGTTCTTTTATACCAATTTTCTAAAGTTTCAGCCGGTAGGCATACCAGCGGATAATATAGTCATGATCAGGGTTTTTGAGCACCCTAATTACGGCGAAGGCGACCAGATCTGGCAAAATGTATCAAGAAAGCAGCTGGAGACAGGTATTGGAGGAACGATTGATCCGACAACGGGAGAAATCCCTATCGTTCCAGGATTTGATGGTCCTGCGGATAAGACATTAAAAATATCAATAACATCTATTGATCCGATAACTCTTAAATGCAACGACGCATTAGGCGCAGATGTAACGATCAGCAGTATAGACGAGGAAGGAAGACAAGACTCTATAGCCGCCTATCCATTCTGGCAACCGGATATAGATTACGGTATTGGCGATATTCTTTTTCAAAACCGTACTTTTTATATGGCTAATGTTCCTGGTGCACAATTAATAGACTTCGATACAAATATTGAAAAATGGGATCAGCCATTATCAAAAGAAGAAATGTATAGAGCAAGAATAGCGGCATACCTAACGACAAATTTATTACTTGACGGGACAGAGCAGGTACTCGCCTTCGATGCTGAAAAATGGAAAAGAGATATAACTTGTTCTTCAGGTGTATTTACCATTCAAACAAAAGGGTATTATCAAGGGTATGTAAGTGTCCACTTAATAACAACAGGTGTTGCTTCGAGCGTTGTATGGGTTGAGAGAAAACCTTCCGGCGGTTCTTGGGCATTGATCGATGGTTCCATGATTAAATTTACCGGTAACGACGACGTTTCAGGGTATATCCCAATGACTGGCGGCTTTGAATTGAACGCTGGCGATGACGTTCGCGTTAAAATTAAGAAGACTGCGGGTACAGCGTCATTACAATCAGCAAGTGAAACTGTTGCTCTTGGAACCATTGTACAGCCATCTGCAACAATAACGTTTGTAAGAACAGATAATGTAATACCCGTATAATATATAATAGCAATTAATAACAAGGAGAATTTAAAATGTCAGATATCATTGTATTAGCAGCGGAAATCATTTCATTTACAGCGGAAAATTTAGGAACTGATATTGTTGTTAAGAAACCGGTAGAAAATGATGTTGTCTATATTCCGAATACAGGCAGAAGTTTTTATCTGCTTGTCAGGAACTTAAGTGCAGTAAATACTCCGGTATTAACATTTGAAACGCCACAGACAGTTGACAAACTTGAAGTTGCAGTTGATGATTATACATACAACTGTGTTGTGAGTGATTTTAAACAGCTTGGGCCATTTACTCCTGAATTGTTTAATACGCCGTCGGATGATCCTGTTCTTGCAGCTGCAGTAAAAATTACAGTTTCCGGAACAACAGTCGCGGATGAACTTGAATTATCTTTTGTCCATGCTCAATTAGTATAGGAAATTATGCCAGCAAGACAAATACAATTAATCAGAGTCGGGTCACGAAGAGATAAAGACCCGACTCTGACATTGAGTTTAAGAAATAGATTTATCCGTGACTATACGAGAAGATTTCGTTCAATATCTGCACAACTCCGGACAAGAATTGTTACTGACAGATTTTTTGGTGGTCAATCAGTTTCAGCAAACAATTCAACAGAAAATAATCTGACCACAAATATTTATGAATATCCTGTTTCATCACAAAAAGTCAGTGAGTTTATGGGTTATGTAAATTCGTTGATTGAAGCTGGTATTTTTGAAAGGGCAATTGTTTTTGGGGCAGGAAATCCCAATCAACAAATATGGGCAAACACATATATCCTTTCATCATATCGTCAGGGCTTGGAAAGAAGCAATTCTGATTTGAGGAGAATGGGGTTTTCGAGATTTCTTGCAGAACCAGAATTTAGTTTCGGAGCTTTTTTAAGTGCCCCTGTTCATATCGATGCTTTAAGGACTGCTTACACCAGGCAATATGAAACCCTTCGCGGGATAACTTCAGAGATGTCCGCTCAAATCAGTCATGTTCTTACAACCGGCATAGCGGAAGGCCGGAGTCCATCAGAACTTGCAAGAATGATTTCAAACAGGATTGATAAAATTGGAATTACCAGAGCAAAAAGACTTGCAAGAACAGAAGTAGTGAGAACATACAATGTTGCAGCCATTGCAAATTATCAGCAATTAGACAATTTAATTACCGATGATTTACAGATCCAGTGGTGGACAGCATTGGACGAAAGGGTCCGAGGTAGACATCGAGCATGGCATGGTGATATAATTAGCTTTATTGAAGCTATGAGAAGGATTGGCGAACCGAATTGTAGATGCGCTCTTCTTCCATATATTGAGAGTATTAATGCAGGCGAAAGTTTGAATATCCCTGACCCGGGATGGAGAACCAGAACACCTGAATCATAAAGGAGAAAAACATTGAACAAATTAATAGTAAATCTAAAAGGTTTCACATCAAATGTGACCACCCGGTCTGAAACTCTTCACGGAATCGATTATATTGTCGCTCCTGTAAATATGATTGTTGAAGGTGTTTTACCAGGCTCCGGCGGTCCGATGCTTTATCCGGCAGATCAATTAAGAAATTCTGTGAATTTTTGGAATAATGTACCGGTAACAATTAACCATCCTCAGATCGATGGAAACTATGTCTCGGCCAGAAGCCCTGAAGTTATGGAGCAGTTTGCTGTCGGCCATATTTTTAACACCAGATTTGACGCAGCAACCAATACATTGAAAGCAGAAGCATGGATCCAGAAAGACAGGCTTCAGAATAATTTTGAAAATGTTTTTAATATGCTAACAGAATCAAATGCAAATATTGAAATCTCTACAGGGGTTCTTCATTCTGAAGCTGAGACTTCCGGTGACTTCAATGGTGTAGCGTATAACACTGTCGGTTCTGATTTCTACGGCGATCACCTTGCATTGCTTCCAAACGATGTCGGAGCTTGCTCATGGAGAGATGGCTGCGGACTAAGAGTAAATTCGAGCACAAAGAAGGTTCATAAGGCAGCTTTTAATGAGCTTGATAACAACACCGTTGAGACAGCTTTAAGGCGTTACGTTGACTCTTTGGATAATTCAAGCTATTTTTATTATGTACACTCTGTATATTCTAATTGGTTTGTTTATGAAGAAAGAGGCAGAGGAGAAATTAGAACAACAAAGCTTTTTAAGCAAGGCTATTCGGTTGCAAACGATGTTGTTACACCGATTGGCTCCGCTGAAAGAGTCGTAGAAGAAAGGCGTTTTCAGGGTATTCCTGATGATGCACCAAGTCCGTCAGGAATATCAACTATTAACCGCACAACAGAAGGTGACGAGATGGCACACGTACCATGCTGCCCTGAAAAGGTCAAAGATCTTATCCGGGTAAATGCTAAATTTACACAGGCAGATGAGTCATGGCTTCTTGAGCTCAATGAAAAGGGCTTAGAATCAATTACAGCTATGGCAACACCAGCAACAACCACTGAAACAGAAGAGGTAACAATGAACGTACAGGAATATGTTGACGCTGCACCGGACGGGATTAAGACAACTCTTAATGCGCTCCTTATTGCAGATGCAGAAACAAAGGCCGCATTGATTGAAACAATCACTGCTAATGAAAATTGCACATTTGATGCAGCTGAACTCGAAGGATTTTCAACAAACCAGCTGAACAAAATGATTGGTTTGACTCCTGCGGCAGCTACTGAAGCGACAACTGAAACTGTTGTTCCTAAGGTTGCTGACATGGCTGCAAATGCTGCGATTGTACAGCCTGTTGTTGAGAAAAATGAAACAGTCAATACTCTTGACATTCCAAGGGCAGCATGGGGTAAAAAAGAATAGCCAAAAAAACGGTTATCGTTGCAATACAAACAATATAAAATGAAGAGGTAATAACAATGGCATATACAGAATCATTAGATCGAAGCAAGGCAATTAAGACAATCTTCATTCGTCCGGGGCATAACAATGTTGCAGACGAAATGATATACGGATCTGTCGACCTCGACATCCTTCCAGGCATGTGCGTCGACCTTGTCGCAAAGACAAAGTACAGTTCCGGTCATGCAACAAACAAAGGCGGGTATTACTCCCCCCAGATTACAAACTTCAATTATTATGAAGGTCAAACAGTAGATGATGAATGGGCTGTCGATACTCCGATCATGACAAGGATTGTTAAAGTCGGCGATATCGTTGCAGTCAGAGTCGCTGAAGGCACTGTCGCCAATTATGCGAAAGGCGTAAAGCTGATCAATATGGCCGCTGTTGACGCAGCTGACTCTCTTGGCTTTAGCTTTGAAAGCGGGACTCCGGTTATTAATACTGTTTGCCATTTTCAGGTAGAGGTGCCTCCGGCTGCTGATGTTGCTGCTTCTGGATCTGTTCTGATTAAAGCAAGATGTATTCCGGTTGAATATATAACCAACCCAACTGCTTAATCGGCTGGTTTGTTTTTTTGATAATAATTTTTAATACAAGGAAATAATGATATGGACCCAATTCTTTTTAACGCAGATTCGGGCGGAAAAAATGACGGAAGTCTCGGCGGTGGTATTGCACAGAAATTAATGGCGGCTAACTTTAATGTTGGCGCATTAAGACCTGTTTTTGATGCAGAAAGAAATAAATCTTACATCACGGTAAACGGAAAGAATTACGATACTCCAACCGTGAATAATACAACTCTTCTTTATGATGAGTGGAAAGCTTTTGACGGCGCAATCATCAAAGCGTTTCAGGAAGATCTTTCTTTTGTTCCTGATATTATGTCCAGAGGTCTGACTTATGACCTTACAAATCCTCTTGGAACAACAATGTTGATCCATCAGAACATGTCAGGCGCCGGTGAGGCTCAGATGGCTATGGACGCCAATGTGCAGAACCACGGCGATACACCTGAATTCGGAGAAGGCGGAGTGCCAATTCCGATCATCAGTTCTGGTTTCAACATTGACATCCGGTATCTGAACAATGCTCGTACAAGTCAGGTTCCTCTTGATGTTACAAACTCAGAAAATGCTGCAAGAGCGAATGCGGTATGGCTTGAGAACCTTACGCTTTTCGGTAAGGGTGATATCACAGACCTTGAAAAAGTTACTCTTGATTTTGAAGACACTGGAGTCACAGCCGGATTGAGATACAAATACGGTCAGTACATAATCGACGGTGTTTTCAGTAAAGATGCGGCTGTCCATTACGACCTTGGTGCTGACTGGCTTGCCACAGCGACTACCGGTCAGATGATGGTAAAAGACGTAATCAACATGAAGCAGGAACTTACTGAGCAGGGTTACGGCGGCGATGCTGTATTAAGCCTTCCTGGTTATCTTCAGGCCAGACTTTCTGAAGATTATAAAGCTGCTGAAGCAAGTACAACCATGACTATCATGCAGCGGTTGGAGCAGATTCGTGGCGTCAGCTACAAGTTTGTTGACTCTATCGGAAGAAAGATTCCTTCATCCGGCCAGTATGTAAACATGGTAATGATTGCAATGCGTTCTGATGTTATCCGGATGATCAACGGTTTTGAATCAATGTTGGTTCAGTGGGATACACAGGGCGGCATGAATACAAATTATCGTATCATGACAATCATGGTTCCTGAGCTCCGCACCAGGCAGGCGGGTGATTGCGGTATCGTGAAAGCAAGTATCGCAAGAGCTTAATTGATTAAACATTAAAAGGGTCTGTGCTCAATCGGGCCGGACCCTTTTTTTAAATTTAAAAAAACGGAGACAACATGGTTATTAAATGTACCCTAAAAAAAGAAAAAAAAGATATGTCATATGTTTTTTATTCAAAAAGACAGCATGGCAATTCATTCACCCTTAAAGATGTAGATGTTTCTGCTCTTCCAAATATTAAAAAAATGTGTGACGTTGAAATTATCAGCGCGACAAGTGAAGAAAAAGCGGTTTTCGCAAGTATCATCATAAAAAAACCTGTTGTTGCAAAACCAAGTCCTGATGACCGGGCTGCAATAAAAGAAATACAAAAACAGCTTGATGAAACAGCAAAGTCTTTGAGTGATGTTGTTGAGCTTTCTCATAGCAAAGATGAAATGCTTAAAAACCAGGCAGACGTAATTCTTGAACTTGAAGAAAAAGCAAAATCTCTTGAAGCCCAGAATGCTGATTTAAAAAAGGCTCTTGATGAGCTCGAAGAAGAAAGAAAGGCGTTCATTGCTTCTGCTGATTCTATTACTGAAACAGTTACAGAAGAGCCTGAGAAGGTAGAGACAGCAAAAACAGAAAAAAAATCTGAGGCCAAAAAGCCAAAGACTTCAAGAACCAGAAAACCTAAAGCCACACCAGCGGTGAAGTAAAAAACAAAAGGGGTTTCCCATGGCAGCGAGAGTTACAACCGGAGAAGTTAGAGACGCGATATACCTTCCAACGACATTTACAGTTGGAATGATAAATCAGTGTATCAATGTGGCCAATGTAATTGTAGACGATAAGTTGCAGGATGCCGGGGCTTCAGATGCGATGCTCAAGAACATTGAATTATATCTTTCAGCTCACTTCTGTAGCGTTCGTTTTCCACAGGCCTTCGAGGAGGAAATTGGAGGCAGGGATTCAACTGTTAAAGAAAAAAGAAGACTGGCTGTAGTTGGTTTTGGTTTTGCCTCAACCAGCTTCGGCCAGAACGCTATCAATTTGGATGAAACAGGAATCTTAGGTGAGATGTCAAACCCTAAGAAAAAATCAGCTTCAATTCAGGCATTGGGCCCGGAACCAGATGATTATGAAACATACATAAATAGATTATGGTGCTAAAAATGGATCTTGAAGGTAAAATGAATCAAGAAATGACTCTGTACAGAGTCTCTGGATATGACGGCGGTGGAATCCCTATTGTTTCATCAATAGAATTAATAAAGACTCGTGATGCCGGCACAGAAGAAATAATGCCGACAAATCCTGGCGGAGAAATTTATAAAAGAATCTTGATCATGTCAGAAGCGGTTTTTGAAGAAGGCGATTTGATTGTAAAAGGTAATACAGTTGATATCACTGATCCTGTCGAAGCAAATGCAAACGAAGTGAAAAGAATTACTGTAATTCCGAGTTTAAGATCAGAATACAATTTAAATATTTATCATGTATAGATAGGTGAAACATGGAAGAGTCGGGCGTAGATTTTAGCACCATGGAAGAGACTTTAAACAATCTTGGTGTCGAGGTGAATAAAATCTATAATAAGACTGAAGAAGGCATGGTTGCAGCTATGCTTGATACCCTTCGAAGAGCTATGAAACTGGCTCCAATTGTTTCCGGAAATCTCAGGGCTTCAGGATTTGTCATCTGGGGGAAAAGAAGGTCTCCGAAAGTCGCAGCAAATTTTGTTGATTCTCCTTATAGCGGACTCACTGAGGGCTTCATGGCAGCAAAGCATTCAGAATTCATTGATGATACCCGGGCTTCTATTCAGGACATGCCCGGTTTAAATAAAAGACAAGGTGCAATAGGCTTCTCTGCAATCTATGCTCTTGGTGTTCATGAAAACTCCAGGTCTGGTAATACAGGCGGATCAAGTCCGTCAGGGAAGCCGTATAAAGATGGCAGTTTTTCTAAAGTTGGCCAATGGAAATTCTTGGAAACTCCTTTAAAAGAGACTAATCGAATATTGAATATTATAAAATCAAAATCAGGGACAAAATAAAATGGCTGATTCATTGAGTCCGGCAAAAGATTTGTTTGAATATATGAGAGACAATGCCATCGGTACTGAAGGTGTTGATTTATTTTATAATTATGCACCTGGCGGAAAGGACGGCAAAGAAGCCGGTCTTAGAATTTCTATTATGGATACCGGCGGATATGATCCTGATCTTTGTATAAATCCGGCTGACGTAATCAGACGCCCAACTGTTCAGGTAATGATCAGAGGTAAAAAATATGGCTTTACTCAAGCCTATACAAAAGCAAAAGAAATTGTTGCACTTATCGATCAAAAATACAATTTAATAATAAACTCAACAAGATATATTTCAATTAAAATATCAGGACATATTTTAGACCTTGGAAGAGATACAAATGAATGCTCAATTCTAACTATAAATTTTGTCACTGATATCGCACCGTATTTAGACCCGGTTGTAACTACAGCATATGAAAATGATTATACAGGTGATCCCATTGGCCCTTTTTCTATATTAAATTCAGACTATATTGATGCAAGTTTAACCTATGGGTTCCCTGCAGGGTCAACAGCAGGCGAGATAACAGCAGATGGCTTTGTGTCAGATACGGTCGGGGCAGCTGCCTTTATAGCTCTTGAAGGATTCGACTTTAGTAAAGAAGTTGTGGTTGATGCGGCTTTTAAAATACCTTCAGGTGGCCTATTGAGTTTGATTACAAGGATGACAGCAGCAGCCATATCAGGAGATGTAATTGTCATAGCTGAAGACGGTGGAAATCTGTCGATAATTGGAAGCTCCGGCCTTAATTCAGTATTGATATCTGGCCCGGAAACAAACTGGATAACAAAAGATTTTACAATAACAATTACCCAAAATGGTAATGATTCAGATATAGTTGTTACAGCTGATAGCGTTGAGATTTATTCAGACACTGTAACTAATGTTCTATCCACTGAAACAGGTGTAGCCCTGGGTGGGCAATTGATGATTATTACAGCTGCCAGTATAAGCGGTGAAGTATTATGATAATAAACAATAAGGGCTAAAGATAATGGCTGACCCAGACTTTCCAACAATATTAGGCATTCCATTATTAAGATCTTATGGATACCAAGGCCAGCAGGTCGATATAACAACAACTCCAATGGAGTCCGGATGGATAAGAAGACGACAAAGAAGTTCGGTTGTTCCTGTTGATTTGGGTTGCGGATTTGAATTTAATCAGATTGAACTTGCTGTTTTTGAATACTTCAATCAGAGTATTTTGAAATCTTTGACATCAAGATTTAATATTTTTTTAAGGATAGATGGCGGACCGTTGGTTTCATATAACGTAAAATACAATGGAGCTCCAAGAGTTTCAAAAATAGGAATAGTTTTCCAGGCAGACTGCAACATTGAAATCGGAGTTGAATGATTAGCTGTGTTGCACGAAACCTTTTAACAATATATAATTACTTTAAAGTACAACAATAAAAAGGAGATTCACCATGAGTGACGCGATATCAGGTCAGGGAACCATAATCACACTAAATGCAGCGGTCATCGCAGAAATTACCGGATGGTCTGGATTGGGTATAACAGCGGATACTGTAGAGGTTACAAGCATTGATTCGCCAAACAGCTTTGAAGAATTCATTAAAGTAATCTGGAGAGGCGGTGACATATCCATTGACATGAATTACACAGCTGCCACATTTGTTGAGATCAATGCTCTTGTCATATCTCCTGATGAATATGACTTTGTTTTGAAAACAACTGATTTAAAGACATTTACAGTCCCTGTGTTGGTTACAGAAAATAAAATGTCTGGTGGAGCCGGAGACAAAATATCGGCTTCAGTGACGCTAAAAGTTAACGGATTTATTGTTATTACAGATACGGTTTAATCTGAGCAGACCAAGCATATATCAGCCTGTCTGGATTGCCTGGACAGGCTGGTTAAATTCATTTAAATAAAAATATTTGGAGCAAAAAAATGAGCGTAAAAAATTTAATTCTTAAAGCAAAAGACATCAAACTCGAAGAAATTAACTTAACTGAATTCGGTATTCCTGAAGGTTCTGTCTTCCTTAAAAGCATTGGTGCGAAAAGGTTCAGTAGTCTATCTGAAAAAAGTATGACCTTGAAGGACGGCATTGATAAAAAAGACGCAAAACCTGAAGACTATGAAATGTCAGATGATTTTGTTTATAAGCTCATTGTTGAAAGTGTTTGTGATGTAGATGGTGTTCTTCAATTTGAGCATTCAGATATTCCTGCTCTTGAGGAAAGATCAAGCGCAATGGTCATGACCCTTGGAAAAGCAATAAACTCTCTAAACTCTTTCTCCAAGGAGAATATAGATAAAGCCGAAAAAAAATAAGAGCCGATCCATTCACAGAGCTAAAACTTGACTTGTGCATGGCACTTGGAAAGACTCAGAGCGAATTATTAAGTCGGCTGTCTATGACCGACTTTATAGAATGGGCGGCATACCGGAAGATGAAGCCTTTCGGTTATGACATAGACAATATGAGGACAGGGGTTTTATGTTCAAGTATTATAAACTCAGCAGGAAAGAGTTATGAAAAAAGCGTAACCTGGAAAGATTTTTTTAATCCGTCTTATGAAGCGCCAAAAGATACTTCTCAGGACGCAGTTACTTCATTAGCAGGACTTTTTACCGCACTGGCAAAACAGCAGGACAAAGATAAAAAGAAAAAAGAACAGCAAAAAGAGCTTAAGGAAGCAGTAGCAACGAGAACCAGAAGAAGGAAACAGCCACAATGAAAGGAATCAGAGCATATTTTAGTTTAGATCCTACTCCAGCGAAAAAAGGCATGAAAGAAGCCGCTGGCGCTGTGAGAAAAGGCACAAAGCAAATAAACTCTGATCTTAAGTCCATTAAGCGTTATGTGACAATGGCTTTTTCCGGATGGCAATTAAAACAACTCGGCCAAGATTTTATTTCTACAGCAATGGACATGGACGCTATGAGAAGGTCCATGGGAGCAGCTGTTGGAGGGATGGAAAAAGGCCGAAGAGAAATAAACAACCTCAGGGCTGAATCATTAAAGCTCGGGTTAAGTTTCAAAGACCAGGCGAAAGATTATACAATTCTATCTGCTGCGGCAAGAGGAACAGCACTTGAAGGCGAAGGAATCCGGAAGGTCTGGAGATCTCTTCAGAGCGCGGCGGTATCTCTTCAAATGACAACCGCCCAAACAACCGGTACTATTTACGCATTTAGAGACATGTTATCAAAAGGTACTGTCCAGAGCGAGGAACTTAAAAGGCAGCTTGGTAACCGTCTTCCAGGTGCGTTCAGGCTTGCTGCAGAAGCGATGGGGATAACCACAAAAGCTCTTGCTGATCAAATGAAACAGGGCAAGATAATGGCTGATGATTTCCTCCCTGCTTTAGCAAAAAGGCTTGATGAAGTTTACGGCGAATCTGCAATAAATGCATCGAAGTCAATGAGATCTGAATTAAATAAAATGAAGTCTGCATGGGTTGACTTTCAAGATACATTTATGACAGAAAGTGGCGCTGCAGATGCTGTTTCAGAATTGCTCAGAGAAACAACAAAACTTGTGAGCACTTTAATATACAATATGGACAGAGTTGTTGCTGCATCAAGGATATTCTGGGATGTAGCTTCTGCTGGATATAGAAATTTAAAGCATAATGTAAAACTTGCTCATGACATTATTTTTGATTTTGACAATTTTATGAAAAAGAGCATATCAGAAATTGATTTTGCTGCTATTTTTGATCCAAGCGGAATGATGACAGGCCCTCAAAAAGTATTTGATTATCTTTTGAATAATTTTCAAGGATTAAGAGATTCATGGATTAAGACAAAAAGTGTTATTTCTGCAGGATTAATTCATATCGGTACATTTTTTAATCACTTCACAAATATAGTTATTGCCGGGACTGATATGGTTCTCGGAAAGCTTATCCCGGGATGGGATAAATGGGCGAATGGCCTTAAAATAATACTTACAGAAGTGAGATTGGAATATTATGAATTTACAAAAAGTGTTGATGTATTATGGGATGCATTTGTAAAGAAATTTGGTAAATTCATACCTGATTTTATGCTGGATAAAGCAAAAAAAGATAATGAGGCTTATATAGAATCAAGAAAAATAACTGTTGTGACATTAAAAAAAGAGCTTAAAGAACTTAAAGAAATAAGAGCTCAAGGAGTCGCTGTCCTTACCATAGGCGAAAAATATGAAGCTCTCATTATAAAGCAGCAAGAAGAAACTGAAAAAATGAACCAAAAGCTCAAAGAGAATAAAAAGACAGAAGCAGATGCACTGGCTTTGAGCAAAAAACAAACAGAAGAAATGATAAAAATCCGTGATCTGGCAGCTGCAACAAAAATGGAGATGCCTGAGGATGAGCTCATATTGACGCTTTCAAAAGATAAATTTGAAGAATTTTTAAAGTCTGTAAAGATGGTCTCTGATCAAATGGCCGCGATATTTAAAGTCGGCATCGACGCAATGGCTGCGAGTTTATCTAATTTTGTAATGACAGGCAAAATGGAATGGAAAGAATTGCAGGACGCTGTTATAAGCGCCATGGTAAACATTGTAATTAAAGAACAGATCTTAAAAAGAATGTCTGCAGGAATGACGCTGCTGACGCAAGCTGCTGGTGCCGCTATAGGAAATATGTTTGGTCCAATACCAACAGGAAGAACAAATAACATCGCTCCTGCTGCCACCGCTACTCCATCAGGAATAGCATACCCTCATGCAAATGGAGGTATGATTACAGAGCCTGTTATCGGTGTCGGTCTAAGATCG